GTATAACGAAATTGGTGTGTAGCCCGTAGCTGCCATATTTATTCCTTATTAAGGTATGCTAATACTTCTTTTGGTTTTACAAATCGGTCGTTTTTATGTTCAACAAACTCCCACCATAGGAATTGGTTTTCTACTAAAGTTGACCGATCTTTTAGTAGGTTAATATTTTCTGGGTGGCCAAAAATAAAAGGATCTGATACTGACCACAACACTATTCCACTTTTGCCTTCATCCCACGCAAGGTGTTGAAAAAAGCTGTCAACGCCAATCCATGTTTTGCACTCCCTAAGCAACTGTCTTAACTCGCTTATTGGCAAGTTTTTTCTAAAGTCTGGTACCAGTTGCTTTTCGCCTTCTATTCCTACTTGGATAATTGGCTTGTCAATCTGACTAATCAATTCTTCCCAGTAAGGATAGTTCTTTGGGTTCTGTTTACCATTGCGCAGTTTTTGTGCATACGGGGCTATGATAATCATGTGTATAGCTTCCTGTACGCGTCTTCTAAACTGCCTTTCCATTTCCACTGATCCATTTTGCCGTATATGTTATACGGGCCAATGTCACCAAATAACTTCTCTGCTTGCGCTATTGATCTGCCGGGAACCACTTCAGGGTAGCATGTAAAAACTTCAGGGCTACGTATTGCAGGCAAAACATGACTAAATACAATGTGATCGCCAAGACCGCAATTGAGTACCACAATGGTCTTATCACGATACTGCAAAACATTCCTAAAAATTTGTTCATCATAATCATACATCTCGCGTCTTGTTTCACTGCGAATCCCACCTTGTGGGTTCTTCATGTGCCATGTTACGGCATCTGGTACCGCTAAAATGCTGTAGCCTCTGCGGTGCAAGTTATAAGTAAATAGCGTCTCTTCTCTGTGCGCCACTCGGGACAAACCCAAATTATAATCTTGCACACCAGCGCGATACAAGAAGGTGCAATGTAAATGCTCAACTTCTCTTGCTGTTGCTATCTTGCCCCACTGCACGTTGGGCTCACTATCAATGTTATCAATCTTACCGGTAACATTTCCGGTGTTTGGCATATATGGCGGGGTTAACACCGAACCACCTACAGCACCTAAATTGGGCCAGATTTGTGTCCAATGATACAAATTCTCAAGCACGTTGGCTTCCGGTATTGCGTCATCATCACAACGCCAAACCCAATCGTAGCCCATCGTATTTGCGCGTTGGTGGATGTGGTGCTGACCTTTTTTATCAGCGTACTGCCACTCCCATGCAATACCTTTTGCATCTAACATTTGAAAAAAGTATTGGTAAATCATCTCACTGCGCATGTCTTGTGGCTTGTCATTATCATCAAACACAACCAGCTTATCTACTGGTTTGGTTTGGTTAATAATAGCGTTTAATACTAGTGGCAGTGTTGTAAAGTACCTCCCGCGTGTTGCCACGGAGCAGAGAACTTTACTCACTTGCAGTCCACCGACAAATCATCAAGTTGCAAGGATTTGACGCGTCAATCTTTTGTGGTACATCTGTAATCTCGCCGTGCTCGTTGATGTAATTAAACTCAAAGCCCGAAAAGTGACGTTCGTTCAATCCATGCAGCTTATGATGTGGCCCCCAAAATCCGGGTGGCTCATTCATTGGCACAGTAATCAACAAACGCTTACAGTGCTTTTTAAGATTCTCAACAATCTCCATGCCGGTGTCAAGGTGCTCAATTACTTCAAACGCCACAATGGTGTCATACTGTTCTAGCTCGTAGGTGTTGATGTCACACCATTCAAACTTAGCGTTGTACCCCCAGTCTTGTTCTTTAGCAACTTCAACAATGATTGGGTCGTAGTCTACGCCGGTATACTCAATGTCTTTTGGAAAAAATTGAATACCATAACCATTTGAACAACCAATTTCTAAAATTTTTTTACCGAGCAGATTTTTTGCTGCCCAGTTGTATCTTGTTACTTCGCGTGGGTATACCGTATCGCCTTTTAGAAATACTGCGCGTTCCCAAAAGTTTGATAAGCGCCAGCGGTACCATTCTGTGTTGTACTTTTTAGCTAACCTTAATGAGTTAATTAAAAAGATGTTGTCCCAACCTTGTACTAAATTGGCGTCGTGCATGGTGCCTTCGCCTTTGTGGTAGATTGGAAAGCCGCCTGTATATTGCGTTCCATCCCACAACTTTTCAAACACTTCTAATACTTTAAAGCCAGCTTTTTCAGCTTCAATGCAAAATTCAGTATCTTCTCCGCCGCCTACGCCGTACTCTTCGTTTAGTAATCCGATTGTATCGAATACTCTGCGGTGAATCATAACACAAAAGAACACTGCAAAATCACGACCCGCTGGTTCAGAATTTCCTTTAATAATGCAAGAGATTCCACAGTTTGGATCAACAAATGGCCTGTCTAAAATGTCAAGCCACTGGTTTTGATTTTGTTCCAACAAAACAGTGTCGTTATTTAACAAAACAATTTTGTTGCATGTTGCAACCTTAATGGCTGCGTTATTTGCTCCTGAGTACCCAAGTGCTTTGTCTGACCAAACCACTTTTAAATTGGGCACTGCTGTTGCCAAATAATCTAAGTATGCTTTTGTGTTATCTACACAACCGTTTGCGGATATAATTAATTCAATGTCTTCTAAGTTGGTATACTTAACAATTGAATCCACACACGGCTTTAAATACTTTTCACAATGATTGTAAGTTGGTATTACAATGCTATATTTCATATTGTCCTCAAAGTTCATACGAACTTATATTATATTACTAAAATGTTCCGCCTGTCACCCCGCCGGTAAAGGCGTTAGTTACGGAATTGTATGTTAAGCCAGTGTTTACATAAGGGGCTTGGCTGCCTGTTGTTCCAGAAACAAAAGTAACGTATCCGGGGTTTAGGGTACTGGTGGTGGTTACGGATATGGCTGTTGGAGTCACACCACTGTAACCAGAGATGCCGCTGTAGCCGGAGATACCGCTATAGCCAGAAATACCACTGTATCCACTGTAGCCAGAGATACCGCTGTAACCAGAGATACCGCTAAAACCGCTGTAACCAGAGATACCACTGTAGCCAGAAATACCGCTGTAGCCAGAAATACCGCTGTAGCCAGAGATACCAGAATATCCGCTGTAACCAGAAATACCAGAATATCCGCTGTAACCAGAGATACCGCTGTAACCAGAGATACCGCTGTAACCAGAGATACCGCTGTAACCAGAGATACCGCTGTAACCAGAGATACCGCTGTAACCGCTGTAGCCAGAGATACCAGAATATCCGCTGTAGCCAGATATGCCGCTGTAACCAGAGATACCAAAATATCCGCTATAACCAGAAATGCCGCTGTAGCCTGATTTTCCGCTGTATCCGCTAAAACCACTAAAACCAGAGAAACCGCTTATGCCGTTTGCAATGGCAAAAATGATTGGTAAATTGTTTGCAAATCCGGTTGTGCCTGTACCCGAAGAGCTTACCAATGAAGCGGGGATTGTATAGTATCCACCAGCGTTTGTTGGGGTTCCAGTGATAATCCAAGTTTGTTGGTTAGCACTGTTGCTTTGATCTTGAATAACAACTTCTTCAGTCGTTGCAAGCAAAGCCAAAAATACGCTAATGTCAACACCATTTGCTGCCGTTGTGCTGACGTTTAATTGTGTTGCACTTGTTTGTGTGGCGTTGTTCCACAACAAATAATCTATTCCGGGGTTACCGCTGGTAGCAGAAGTATTTGCTTTATAAAAATAATAACTGCTTGATATACCGCTTGCGCCGCTGTAACCTGATATTCCGGAACCGCTGTAACCAGAGATACCGCTGTAACCAGAGATACCGCTGTAACCAGAGATACCGCTGTAGCCAGAATAGCCACTAAAACTAGAATAACCAGATGTGCCAGAATACCCGCTATAGCCGCTATAGCCGCTTATTCCAGATCCAGAGTACCCAGATATGCCTGAGAAGCCAGAAAGGCCTGAAACGCCGCTATAGCCCGAAATACCGCTATATCCACTGTAGCCAGAGATACCGCTGTATCCTGAATAGCCAGAAATCCCTGACCAACCGCTGTATCCGCTGTAGCCTGACACGCCAGAACCACTATAGCCAGAGATGCCTGAAAAACCAGAAAGACCAGACACACCACTATAGCCAGATGTTCCGCTATACCCGCTGTAACCTGATATACCAGAGATACCAGAGTAGCCAGAGATGCCAGACCAGCCACTATAACCGCTATAACCAGATACACCAGAACCTGAGTAGCCAGAGATACCAGAAAATCCAGAAAGACCCGATACGCCACTAAAACCTGATATGCCGCTATATCCAGAATATCCACTAATACCTGAATAACCAAACGCGCCACTGATACCAGAGTATCCAGAAAAACCACTGGTTCCTGATTTACCGCTGTATCCAGAAGTACCAGAAAAACCACTGTAGCCAGATACACCGCTAAAACCCGATGTACCTACGCCGCTATAACCAGAGTATCCACTATAACCAGACCAGCCAGAAATAGGGCCAATAACTTGTTGTGTGCCATCGCTGTAATAAATTACTAAATCGCCATTCGATGGAACGTAAACAATTGTAGTGATCAGTTTGCCGGGCGACGCAGCATTGGCAATCTGTGATACAGACGCCTGCTTTGTTACTCCGTTTTGTACCAGCGGTACCTGTTCGTTACCAGTTAAGGTGATCGCAACAGGCAGCTGCGTTATCGACTGATCTGCCATTTGTTTTTATTAAGTATAAGTAAATGCGCCGTGCGCTGTTGCAGTTCCAAACGGAGAAATCACAGTTAAGTCTACTAAGCCCGCAACAGCATGCGCTGGAGTCGTGGCTGTAATTTGCGTAGAGTTGACAACATTAAATGTGCAAATTACACCGCCTAGTTTTACAGTATTTACGCTAGTAAAGTTTTCACCATTAATGGTTACTGGTGTTCCACCTGCTTTTGGTCCAGTGTTTGGCGTTANTGTGCCAACATACGGNAACAAGGTCATTGGTGAATANGGNAAACTTAATGTATTCAANTCGCCTTGTGTGTTNCCACTGTATGGTGATACTCCATCAATAAACATGGAGTTTTCATCTTGGAAACCACCTTGGGTTAATATCTGATTACCACCAATTGGNCCCGTAGCTACTGAAACGTCTGGTCTTGGATGACGTAATGCAATATTCTCTGTTTGTAATGCTGGTAAACGCCATGGATCAAAATCATCCCGATCTTCTGCACACACGCGCATGCCCGGGAAATTTGGATCAGGCATTAAGTCTACGTAGGGAAACTTTCTGCTGCAGCGATCGCATATTCCAATCGCTACAACAGAGTTTCGGCTAGTATCTAAGTAGACAGGCATTTAATTGCCTTAAGCGGTTTGACCGTCGTTTTTGATCAGTTTGCCAGTTACAATAATACCCACAGCATACGTGCC